CCGCTATGAAGCGGAAGCAGTAGTTTTCCGGGTTGGCCTCTACCTGCGACCACGTGATAGTCGACAGCGAAGTGTTCACGTCGTTAAGGTCAACGCTGTAGTTGCCTGCCGGGACTTGGGGATTGTCGAGCGAATACTGTCCCGGGAGCTGCGTGAGGACGAGACGGTCGGTGTAGTCGGCCATGTCATTGTGGTCCTTCCCGCAGATTGCAAAATATCCATTGAGCAGGAACTGCGTCGAGGTGTCGGCAAAGTTCCATTGTGCAACACCGAGGTCAGCAACGGAAACGGTAACCGGTCCTGCATTCAGTGCGGCACAATAGTCCGAAGACATCAATGTCAACGAGGTGCCGACTCTAAAGCCTGGGTATAATATGGTGCCGGTCATGTTCACCGTTCGCGTGGATGCCGAGTTGCCGATGGCAAGACCTGCACCCGCATTCACGTTGAACGCGTTGCCTGCGAGGGAGAGGCCGTCCCCTGCGTTGTAGCTTGGAGCATTCGCCCAATTTGGAACACCAAATGAATTGACGGTAAGCACCTTGTTTTCGTCTGCGGGTGTGGATGCCGGGAGCTGGTCCACTGCAACGAGTTCCTTCACGGCAGGATTCTCGGTGTAGTAGTCCGCGGTGTTCACCAGATTCCCGGGGTAATCATAGATTGGACCGGTTATGTATCTGGAGTTATTGACAGTAGTAGATGCGCTGTAGCTTAAGACCGTAAGGTAAAATTCATCTACGTTGTCATCATCAATGTCATTGAAGCTGCCGACGGATTTTTCACTCAATGAAGAAAAATCGGCGACAAAGGTGTCCCCTTCCCTAATCACAAAGGTGCGTGAGGTGTCCGTCGTCAATGCGGCATCGGCAACAAGAACGATACTGCCGCCGGATATTTCAGGACCGTTGGCGCTGTCCCTGCGGCAAATTGCAAAATGCGCCCCGCCGTCTGCACCGGTCATCGCGAGCGTTGCTCCAGCTTTCATCTTTATCGTCATGCCTTGGCGCAGCTGTACAATTCTAGTCATGTTCAGCGGGCCGATGACGGACCAGACCCAGTTACCGTGATATTCATATAATGGGCTATAAAGCTGCGTTGCGACCAATGTATTTGCAAAGTCCAGGTTCTTTCCTGCACGTACTGCAATCTTGTCGTTGCTGATTTCGATGCCGTCCCCGGCGGTGTAGCTGGAAGACGGTACGGAGGCGATTGCCTGTGCAACGGACGTTCCGGACTGTGCATTCGTGGAAGACGCGTTGTACGTCTGGTCCACGGTCACCGCAGGCGCAGCTTCGCCCCATTCGGCGCTCTTCTGACCGCCATTTACCACTGCCTTCAGCACCTTGCCGTTGTCATTGTCGCCGATTACGGGCACTTCGCCAGAGGCACCCGCGACCGCCTGGGCAACTGCACGCGCCGTGACCGGGTTGACAGAATCCGGGTCAACCTCGTCAAGGACTGTGATCGAGCCCGTCGTCTTGTCATAGGTGAACTTTGCGCGTTCGCCCGTGGAGTCGTCCACGATTACTTCCCTGGTAAGCAGGTTCACGCCACCGAGGGCCACGGTTTCGCCGTTATAAATCTCTTTCATGCTCTTTCTCCTCCGCATGCATTGTTAAATTTCGCTCCGTAGGGAAATTATCCCCCCCTACCATTTCCGGGGCTTGTTCCAGTCCCCGATGTCGAACAGGAGCCAGCCGACGACAAGGACCACGGCTATGAAAAGTATGGTCTCACTCATTGCGCTTCAATTCCTTCAGCTCTTCAATTACATTGTCGAGCTTTACGAGGACCTGGGCGAGCTGCGTGTTCAGGATGCCTACGGCCTTTGCGGTATCGGCAACCTGCTCGGTAATCAGCTGCTGCGAATCCTTCAAGGTAGTGTAGCCGAATTCCAGCTTCAGCACCTTGTCGTGCAGTTCAAGGGAGTCCTTGGTCCGGGCTTCCTTTGTCGCCTCCCGGTCCTTCACTACGGCCCCGATTTCTGAATGGGCCTTGAACCACCCGGCAATGGAGGTAAGCAGTAGCACGACGGCAGCACCAATCTGCAAGTACATGTTTTCCATAAAATAATTCCTCCATTGACTGGTTAAATAGCGACGTTCTCGTTGAGAGACCATTCGAGGCCGTTACAGTAGATAGTAAAGTCAGTATTCGCCTTGAGATAGCAGTCGAACTCGATGTGCGGAGCGCATTCATCCAGCATTGCTTCGCTTATGCTAAATACGCCGCTCGCCTCCCAGTGCAAGTCAAACTGAACCGAGTTACCAGCCTTGAACGTATACGCCGGACACAAATACTTACGGTTTCCGTCAGTGTCAAGTACGTACAAGCGTGCCGTTATTGCCTCTACCGTATCGTCTTGAGGAAGGATTCCGGACGAAGTGATCTTCAAGTCGTAGACGCGCCCGTTAACGAATAAAACCTTTTTGCGGTCTTCGTACGGAAAATAAACGAGCACTTTAGTATTTGCACCCGGAGTGCGTGTGTGCATGCAGTCTGGGTAGTCGTAGCTTGTCACGAAAGTCTTGAACGCCCGCTTGTTACGGATAAAGTCTACAGCCGTTGAGTTTGTCTGCGTCCAGTTGCTCTGTGTTTGACTTGTAAGGAATCCGGAATCGTTCGTGATGTCGCTTGTCTTCGTAGGCACGGCGATGTTGATTGTCTTGTTGCCGGACTGGTTCGTGGTAAACGAGTCCACCCTGGTCCCGTTCTTCTGGATGGTAATTGTGCCATTGCCAACCGATGGCAAGTCGGCGCTTGTGATAAACCCGCTGTCATTCGTGATGTCGCTCGTCTTTGTGGGGACGACTACGTTTGCCGTTGTATCCGTGGCGGAATTGGCCGTAAAGGTGGCCAGCCGGGCACCGTTTACCTGCAAGGTAAACACGGCATCGTTAACTGTTTGCGGGGCCGGGATGACCGGCTTGTCAGTAAGGTCGTTGTAGGACCCGCTTGCTGCGACATCGGCCAGTCCCAGGTTGTCACGCCCCTGTTTCTGTTCCGCCGGGGTCAGGCCCTGCGGCATATTTGTTAGCAATTTTGGAATCTTAATCATATAAATTCTCCTTGCCAGCTCTGGCATTCCAGATAGGTAATTCCGGTCTCGCCGTAAGCACGTGACCGGACGCTACCAAGACGTGTCCAGACTTTACAATAACTGCTTTAATGTCACTCTGTGCCATATAAATTCTCCTCCCAATCTCCCTCAATCTCCAAAAAAGTCCGTGCTTACCTGTGCAAATCGAGAACATAGAAAGCTGTTTTAGGTTGAGTTTTTATCCCTACCAAGGGAAGCACGAACTCGTTTTTTAGCCACCCTTGGACTAGGGTTTTCTTTTAAAATTTTCTGTAAATAACGTAGATCTGTCCCCAGTGATGATTTGTTGGTCAAGAAGTCCTCCGGTGCAACCGGCTCGATGCCCATGTCGATGCAGTCCTCGTAGTAGTCCAAAAATTGAGCCGCCGAGTCACTGAGCTTCTTTTCATAGTAAGACCTGGGCGTCTCCTTGAACACGACATACCTCGTACCCTGGCCGTAGTTGGCCGACCCGATTTCGTCGACGCCTACGTCATAGTCGACCGAAGTCAGCCTGTTGTCGGCGATTTTCGGTATGTCGAGCGGAGTCCTCTGCTTCCTGTCAAAATACGTCTTCAGCCAGTTGCCTACCACGCTCCATGCCCTGCCGTACAGGTACTGGTCAAGACGGTAGCTCCGGTCCCACTTGTCTATGTTTCGCTTTGCCGCCTCGTAGACAGCGACGGAGCAGTCAGCCGCCATGTCGTCGTAGTCGTGCTCGTTGGCGTGCCTGCTTACCCTGTACTTGTTGAAAAACACCTCGCAGAAGTGGACCGAGCCGAAGAACAGGTTGTCGTTCAGGCTCAGGTTGGGGTCTTCCTTCCATCCCCTCGTACGTTTAAGGCAATCGAACATGCACATCGGTAGTCTCCTTTTGGCCAGTAAACTACCTCACTTACAGCAAGTGCGATATCCTGTGGCTGTCGGCGTCGTAGTTGTTGCCGTGGCTGTTGTACCTGGTGTTCAGGGTGCCTAGGTTGGACGTGTTGGTATTGACCTGGCCGCTTAGCGTGTTCATTTCCCCGATCCAGTGGGACATCTGGGTCTGCAGCGTAGTTATGGCGCTTGACAGCTGCGTTACCGTGTTGGATAGTGTCGCAATCTGCGCCGTGAGCGCCGAGACCTGCGCCTGTGTCGCGTATTCGGACAGGTCCGGCTTGTGGCGGATGAACGAGGGCGACTCGGTGTCGTTGACCCACCAGTCCGACTGGGCGCCCATGTCGCCTGTAATGGAAATGACATTGTTCTGGTCTATGCGGATTCCGCGTCCTTCCGTAAGGGTGCCCTGGTAGAGCCTGTCAGCCTCCTCCCTGGTCAGCAGGTGCCCGGGGACCTCCGCGACACCGCTGTATACCCTGTGGACCTCGACATCGGAGAGGCTCACCGCGCCGTATTCGCCCACGTCTTCCACGTAGAAGCGGATGGTGCCGTCCTCCTTGCACATGAAGTCCGTGGAAATCTCGAAGTCCTGCACGAGGCCCATGGACCAGTCGATGGTGAAGTGCTGTTCCGCGATGTCCTGCGGGTGCTCCGATTCCCCTACGATGCGAACGTCGAAGCTGTCGTAGTAGGGGGCGGCAGTCTCCCGGATGGCCGAGAAGTGGGCAGTGATGTGGTAGTACCGGTCACCATGCACATAGATGCCGTCATCGGCCACGTCCATGGTGCCGTCCACCTTTAAGGGCACGTAGATGTCCGATTCCCCGTAGACCGAGTAGCTCTCGCCCCTGAACCATTCCAGGGCCTCCGTGGAGTCCCCGTGCCCGGAACCGATGGTGCATACGTTCAGGCGGGACCACTGCTCCACGTGGTACCTGTCCTCGCAGTAGATGTCGTAGGCAAGGTTCTTGTCGGCGATTAGAATGCACATGCCCTTGCCGTCGAGGATCACCTCGGCAGGGTTGCGGTTTCCGTCGAAGTCCTTGTAGGTGATGTAGGGGATGGTCGTCCCGTGCCTATAAACGCGAATGCGGCCACCCACTAGCGGCAGGCCGTTGATGTCTTCAAGCTGAATAACAGGGCTGAGTAGGTAGCCAATTTCCATAGAGCCTCCTGGGGAGAAATTAGAGGCCGGAATGAGATAGTTTCCCCGGCGGAGATATAAGACTGTGTACGGGGTAAACACCATGGCGAGACAGAAGAGAGACATTTACAGGGGGAGAGAAGATGAGGGGTTCAACATCGACCGCGATGTCGATTTGGCCCACCTCAGGGCCATAATGAGCACGGAGGACCCGTCAAACGACGACCTGAACCACTACGGCCTGTACTGCAAGAACATCATCAAGATCATGCTCAATTCGGCAAAGTTCCGGGGCTACGACGACGAAATCAAGGAAAACCTGGACTTCGAGGCCCTCGTGGACATGCTCAAGGCGCGTACCAAGTTCAAGGGCGACGAATACCCGTCTGCTTCGGCCCCTTTCAATTACCTGTACAGGATTGGCTACCATTCCTTCCAGCACGTCCTAAGCAAGATGTACCAGCACAAGGGCGAGGCGGAAATGATACCCGCGTCCCTTGTCGGCGCAAACGTGCGCACGTCGTCCGGGGAGCCATTCGACGGGGACATAATCGAAAAGGCGCCCTCGTGGGACGCCGTTATGGAGAATTTGCTTTCATAGGCTAGGTGTAGCCTACAGGGTTGTTGGCCGTCGAGAAGTCCGCGTCGATCATCACGAAGATGGTCATTGTCACCGGGCTGTCGCTCGGGTAGATGGGCCAGTTCGCCTCCTGCGGGTGGGCGTCGCCCCAGTCCGTACTCGGGTAGTAGCCGAGCTCCACGCCCTGGCTGAACGATGACTGGGTATGGTCCTCGTCGCTTGCCTCGAAGGAGACATTGTACTCGGCCTCGCCATCGCCGTCAAGGGAAACGCACAGCGGGTAGCCGGTGATTTCCTCCTGGGACCCGTTTTCCATCTTGCGGTAGTTGCATCCCCAGCACCATACGATGGGCACGTCGCCGCACCTGTAATCGCTGTAGTCGCCTTCCAGCAGGCCGAATACGCCCGGCTTGCTCATGATGCGCCCGGAGCGCATGAGGAACCCGCGTCCCACCGTGAACATCTTCCAGTATATCTGGCGGTTAACTGCGGTAAGCTTCCTCGTCCTCGTATTGAAGAAGATGAACGGCTGGTCCGTCGTGCTCCATACGCCCTCGCCCTGTGAAGAGTCCACGCGGTACCCGCTCCACTTGCGGAAGGTCATCGGGTGGCAGCGACCGCTCCACTTCATGAGATATGGCTCGCAGTTGCCCGTGTACGTGTACTGGTGGCGCCTGTCCTCCTCTTCCAGGTTCGTACGGTCGAGGCGGATCCAGTGCACCGTATCATACGCGGAACCGTTCTTGGCCCATGTTCCCCTGACGATAGTGCCCGTGGTGGTGGCATGGACGTAGTGCCTTGCGGGGGCGTCATTGTCGTCAAGATAGAACATGTTGCCCACGCAGTTCACGTTGATGAATCCGGCATTGTCCACCTGGCTCACTTCCGCATACACCTGGTTGTTCAGGAGGTCGATGTCCTGCGCGGTAACCGGGGTGTGGATGCAGGAGTTGCGGATTACTAGCTTGGTGCCGAGCGACGTGACGGGGCAGTCGATGTCCGCAGAGTCGATGAGGGAGTTGCCTAGCACCTGCAAAGCGCTTCCTGCAAGTGACCCCCGGCGCAAATGCAGCGACGATAGCACCGGATTTCCCTCGAAGCTTATCCAGGAGTCGACCAGGTTCAGGCTGTCGGCGCTCGTAAGCCCGGATACCACAAGGGAAACGTTGTGCATCTCTGTCGCCCCGTGCGACGTGAAGGTCACGCGGCCAGAGCAGTTCTCTATGGTGCCCCCGGCGAGTACCGCTGCACTGACGGCCTGTTCGCCGAGGTCGCCGTAGTCCGCCTCGTTCTGCTTGTTCTTCAGGAGGATGTACGTGTTCGCGTCCTTGCAGTTTTCGAGCAAAATCCGGTTGCCTGCGGAAGTGAGCGAGCCCCAGCTGTAGTCGTCCGCGAAGAAGTCCGTATGCAGCACGGAGTTCCTGATCACGATCTGCCCGGTAATCTTCTTGTTGGAGGTAATGAGGCAGTTGTCTAGCTGAAGGGACGGGCTGCCATTCGTGATGAACTTCACTTCCTTGCCCGTGATGGTGCGTGCAAAGTCCGCAGAGTCGATGACCCAGCCTACACGCGCATCCCCGGTCACGTTGCCACCCACCCAGGAAATGTTCACCCAGTCCGCACGGAGGGTGCCCGTACCCGTGTTCACGCTTGACACGAAGAGGCCCGGGGTGCCCTTGTGAACCTCGTGGCACGAAATTACGGTGCCAGTGGTCCCCGTCTTGCAATGGAACCTCACGCTGTCACTGATGAAGATGTCGCCCCTTATGCCGAAGGTGTTTGATCCGTCGAACAGGTACCAGCTGAGTTCGGACTTGATTGCCGGGAACCACGCGTCGGAGCCTACCCGGTCCAGGTAGGGTGCGCAGTTCGCGATCTGCGAGGTGTACGAGGTGTCAGTGGAGTACATGTCGCTCGTGGGGAAGATTCCGAAGTGCCGCACGTCGAAATGGAGCTCCCTGGACACAAGGACCCACCTGCCCATGCCCGGGACCGAGTTCGCCCGTATGCATGCACCGCCGTCATCGGCCTCGATGCAGGAGCTGTCCCACATGTAGAGCACCGGGGAGGTGTCGCCTGCGTTGTAGTACCCGTATAGCCATGTCAACTTTACCCCGTCGACCATCGGGGACGTTGCAGGGTCCAGGCTGCGCAGGTCGGCCATCGTGTTTACGCCCGGGGCGCCCTGGACATCGAGGTCCAGGCGGTCCACGGGGTCAACGGAGGAGACCTCGTACTGCAGTGACCATCTTTCGGGGTCGTAGTCCTCCGGGGGCCAGCGGTCCCATTCGCCGCTGCCTATGTACTTGTAGAAGTACGCGGAGACGTTCTCCCCGGTGCCGAGGAAGACCTGGGACGCGGTGCGCCCGAGGATGTCGGTGGGCATGGGGTTGGGGAGCGCCACCCCGTCTGCATCCGTAATCGCAATGTTGTCCGTAGTGGCCCTGCGGCAGAAGCGGATTTTCCCGTGCAGGGGGTTGCCGTCGTTGTCCAGGTAGTTATCCCATTCGTCAAAATTTCTCATGTTACCTTGTCCTTAGTAAGCGGATGAGTAGGATGTGGATGGCTGCGGGCTGGTTTCGCTGAAGTGCTGCCAGCCACGGAGGCCGAGCCTGCCTGCGATTTCCTTGTAGACAGTCGGGGACTGCATGAAGACTTCCTCAGGCAAACCGTCCAAGCCGTACTGCATGACGTTCATCACGGCGTCCGCGTACTTGCGGCGTTCGGAAACCGGGAGCTTCGGGTCGGTGACCATTGGGCGGAGCTTGCCCACCATGCTGTTCCACAGGGCGCGTTCGCGCTTTTCGTCAACTCCCGTGGACTGGGAGAGGCCACCGACGCCCTCGCGTGCCATCGCGTTGAAGGCGTTGTTTGCGATTACGTCACGGGTCGCCTCGTTCCTGAAGGTGGACTTCGGGTTCAGCTTGCGCCTGAGGAGGTCGTCCGCCTGGATCCTCTCGATGACGGCGGAGTTTCTAGGCACCGCGAAGCCCCCGTTGGGAACGAAGTCCTCCCTCGTGAGCGGGGACAGGCGGCCAGTGTGCTTCCCGTCGTACGCGAACAGAACCGGGCGCGTGCCTTCCGGGACAGGCATCCGGTAGTTCGAGCCGTCGTACTCGATGACATAGCGTCCATTGTCCGGCATCGGTGCCATGTTCGGGAGAACGTTCGGGTCCACGAAGTCATTGCTGCGATAACGTATGTTTGGATAGGACGGGTCCACGAGCCGTCTTGAGTAGATGAACTTGCCGTCCGGTAGCTGCACGATGTCGGATGCGCCGCGCTCGTTGGCATCCACGTAGGACTTTGCCATTTCGGCCATTCTGCCCTCGTCGATAGTTGCGGCATCCTTCAGGTACCCTTCCGTCATGTCCCTGTTCAGGTCGTTGAACCGTTCGGTGAGCTCTTCCACCCTTGCACGCTGCTCGTCGAGTTCCTCAGGATCGACACGGCGGAATATCTTGTCCTGCTCCATCTTTTCGAGCTTCTCCTCTTCGGCCACCAGGGCGTCGTTGAGGTCCCACATCCTCTTCAATGCCTGGTCGTTGCTTGCCTGGACCGCATCGGCCATGTTGTTCGCCCTGCGCTCCGGTTCCGACCTCGCGATGCGTTCTGCCTCCTCGTTTAGGATGCGGAAGTTGTCTGCATCGTAGAGGTCATCCACGCGGCTCGGGTTGGCATTTGCAATGTCCATCTTCCGGTCAAACTGGACCCGTTCCGCGTTCTTAGCGAGTTCGGCCTTGCGGTCGAGAACAGCCTGCCTGCGGGCGATGAGGTCGTCCGTCTTCTCGTTGATGTTCTCGATGGGGGTGACGAGGTTCTTCGCGATCTGCCCGCCACTCGTGTTCCCGTATCTCGTCTCGGCGAAATTCTTGACCATCCCGGCGCCCTGCTTCGCAAGGCCCTTGACACCTGCGATGCCTGCGCCCTGTGCCGCCACTGTCGGCAGGGAGAACTGGGAACGGAGGTTAAGCTCGTCACCGGGCTTGCCCAGCACATCCGGGTTGTAGAGGATCCCCGCGTCGATTGCCTGCGATGCGAGCGGCTGCGCAAACTGGTCCATCGCCGTGCCTGCGACCTGTGCAGCCGTGGTGCCTGCGACCTTCCCGCCAACCTTAGGGACCTTGGAGAGTATCTTGGTCGTGCCTATGCCTGGAACGAGGGAAAGCGCGTTTTCGGCAATGTCGCCCGCGTAGTCGCGGATTGCCGGGTCGCGGCCTTCGAGCTTCGCCTCCTTCGTACGCGGGAGTATGAGCCCTGCGGCACTGGAAGTGAGGAACTCCATCGGCATGACCTTGTTGTTCGCGTCCCATCCCTCGGCCCTGTTCCTGTCCTGGAAGTCCTGGGCGGCGCGGTCGAGGTACTCGTCCAGTTCCCGGAGGTCCTGGAAGCCCATCTTGTTCGCGACGGCACGGCGCTCGTTCTCCGGGCGGTTCTTCCAGTAGTTCGGGTGCTCGGGGTTCGTGAAGTAGGCCCGGTCGTCGTCCGATATTGCCAGGTTGTCCACCGGGGCGACACCGAATGCCTGCATGTACTCGTCGAGGGAGTGCATGGGGCGCCCGTAGACATCCGTGCGCTCGGTGCCTGTCGGCTTCACGTAGTTCGTGACGCCCGTGTTGCGCGTTGAGAAGTACGTGTCCATGAGGGCCTTGTCCTCGTCGGTAAGGTCCTTGTCCATGATGGACTTGTTTATCCCGAGCACGTCCTGGAGCAGGCTGTCGTTTTCCGCCACATAGGACGCGAGCTGGTCTTCCCCCATGTTCTCCATGTCGAGAAATAGGTTCTCGGCCCGCTCGTCCCCCTGTTCGGCAAGGGTAAGAAGCTTGTCTAAAATCTTGTTCATAGGGCTCCTTTGCCCGCAAGGCGTTCAATCGCCATCTCGAGCTTCGGGTGGGTGGCGCCTGCGGCCCTTGCGGCCTGGAGCCACTTGATGGGCTTCTTGACGAGCTGCATCATGGTGGTCATGCCGTCCAGTTGCCGCTGGTAGTCCTCCCTGGTCATCTTCACCACCTGGCCGCCCTTGGAAGCGGGTTTAGAGAAGTTGCGCAGCTGCCCGGAAAGCTGGTCCAGTGCCGCTATGGCATCGGACTTCTGCTGTGCGCCCACGTTGGCCCCGTTGACCACCTGCTGCAGGCGGGCGATCTCGTCACCCCATTCCTTGACCTGCTTCGCCTTCAGGTTCTTGTCCTTGGGCATGTTGTCGACCTTGATGCGGCCAGAGAGCACCTTGATGTCCCCCAGTGCGTCCTGGTAGGCCTTCAGGCCCTTCATCGCCTCCTGGTGGGCAATGTCCTCCCCGGACGCGTTTTCGGCCCCGGAGGCCCCTTCCTGTGCAACTGCGGGCGCCTCCTGTGCAAGCCCGAACGCCTGCATGACCTTGTTGCGCAGGATTTCGTTCTCCTTGGCGTACTTGTTGTACATGGCGCGTTCGCGGTCCATCTTGACCTTGGCAGCCTCCGCAGCCTCCGGGTTGCCGGATGCGATTGCCTGCCTGTATGCGTTCTCGGCATCCGCGAGGGAATACCTTGCGGCGAGAAGGCCGTCGTTGTTCGCCTTGTATGCGCTCTGGAGGTTGCTCTGCCTTGTAGCTTCCTCGGTGCCCTTGCGGATCTGCTCCGTCTGCTCGGCGGTCTTCCTGTTGTGCATCAGGTTCATGTATGCGCCCGGGTCCGCATCGTAGAGGTACTTGTACTCGGCCATCGCCTTCTCGGTGTCTATGGCCTTCTTCTCCTTCGCAATCTCGTCAAGGCGCCTCGATATCTCCTCGATGCGCCCCTGGTTTCCCGCGCCCCTCCTGAGCGCAAAGGAACGGTCCATCTCAGGCTGGAGAAAGTCGTCCACGTCGAAACCGGATGCGCCACCCGGAGACCCGTTGCCCTGCATGTACGAGAGGTTTTTTAGAAAGTCTGAAACTCTGTATCCGTCCATCGGTTACCCCCTGTATTCCTTCGGCATCAGGTTCCAGTCGAGGCCGTTCACGATGGCGTCGAAGTTGCCCGAGGAACCGCGCACGTCCGCTCCTCCCTGGAGCATCTGGAGCTGCCGTTTCAGTTCGGCCTCCTCCTCTTCGAGTTTCCTCATGCGGTCGAGGTCATCCTTGCGCTTCTGCCACTTGTAGGCGTCCGTGCCCCCCTTTGCCAGGTTGCCCAGGCCCTCCATGAACTGCTGCTGCCGTGCCCTGCGCTTCTCGTCTAGGGCCCTTGCGCCATTTGTGAAAACGTCGATAAATGAAAAACTTGGTGCAGTGTAGACCATCTTTCCCCCTTAGAGCATGAGGCCCGTGGATGCGAGCGAGAGGTTTCCGTTCGCCCTGTTCTGCTTTGCGGCCAGGAGGTCGCTTATCCTGTTCTGCTGCTGTGCCGTGTAGTCCTGCGCAAGGGAACCGAGGTTGTTGAGCTTCGTATCCGTCGCGGCCCGGAGCTGGTTGAGCTTGTTCTGCATGGCCTGGATGTTGCCCGCCCATTCCGTGTATGACTGGCTGCGGTCGGCGTTGTACTCGCCGAGGGCAGTCTTGTACAGCTCGTCGTTCTTCTGTGCCACGGCTTCCGCGATGCTGTTCGCCGCACCGGTGCCACGCCCGATGCCCGCGCCTGCAGCCGTGTGCTGCGTCTTCTTCGCCGTGGCGTCGATAATCCTGTCGTAGTACGGGTTCACGAAGTCGTCTACGGTCTTGTCGTAGGAATCGCCGAAATTGCCGAAGTCGTACACGTAGTCTTCCGGGCTGTACTCGGCGAGCGCCTTCTTGTACGCGTCCACGTCCTCCCTGGTGGAGAGGAAGTTCTCCGGGTTGTCGTAGTACTCGTTGAGCATCGCCTCGATGTCCTGCTGGTCGAGGTTGAACTGGCTCTTAATCTGTTCAAGGAGCCGTTCCTTCTTCCTGGTGTCCTGCTCCTGTTCATAAGCGGAAAAGAGGCCCGCAAGGGTCCCTACGGCCCCGCCGATCAGGGCACCCCATGGACCTGCCGCCGAACCTGCCGCTGCCCCGGTCCCTGCACCCTGCAATGCGGATGATGCGTAACTTGCCATAATCAAATTCTCCTATCGGTAAATTATCCCTTAAGCCGGAAGGAGCCGAATGCAGTCTCGCCTTCCGCAAGTGTGAAATCCAGCGTGCTCCCGGAGACGGGAATACCCGTCAGCATGCCTTCCGGGCTGCACTTTACAAGAAAGAACGGCAGCGATGGCACAGGTAGCCTGTAGTTGACCGTGACGGGTCCTGCCGCGTGAATGAACCCTGCACCCTTGACCACGGTCACATAGAGGCCCTTCTGGCCGTCGAGGCCGTAGGAGCCCTCCAGTGCCGTCGAAACGTAGTCCGGGGTGCTGAAAGCGCTTATGTCTATCGTCTTTATCATCGTGCCCCCTAGAATATGTTGCAGGGGGATGCGTTAATCTTTGCAGACACTATCGCAAAGTCCACAGGGTCGGAGCAAGAAATCTCGACCGTGAGGAACCTGCATAGGCCGAGGTTCCACCATGTCGTCTGGTGGTCGTATCTGCCCATGGCGCCCATGGTCCCCAGTTCCATGTCCGTCCACGAGTTGCCGTCAGTGGAATACCGCATCATGACCCGTGGCTCAAGCTCCGCGTCGTCAATCTGGCCGTTGTTGAGCGTGATGTTCAATGCGTCGCAGTAGAACGGCGAATTGTCGGAATAGAGGGCTCCACCACGGCGCAGGCGGACAATGCAGAGCCCGTCCCATTCCGTGTACTTGTCGTTGTCCATGTAGACGAGGGCGTCGGATTCCATCATCCCGTAGAAAATCCTGTTGTATGCGAACGTGGCGTACTGCGGGCGCCAGTAGCCGTACTCGTAGCTCTCGCGTGCATGCCATTCCTGCTCGGTAAGGTCATAGACGAGAGTTACTTTATCAGTACGGAACGTGATGGCGTAGAACACGTGCTGGTTCTCGGTCCAGAACTGTCCCACTGCGTCCTCGGGGTACTTCATGCGCGAAATCTGTCGCTCGATTGACTTGGTGGACACGCGCTTCTTCTCGTTGCCCTCCATCACGTAGATGCCGTTCTGCCCTATGTCAGAGGAGGCGAGCCAGGCGACATAGGGACCGCATGACGCAAGGGAGTTGGGGGCCCGGATGCCTATTGATTCTGCGGCGTTGTCAGGGCTTACAAACGGCTGGTTTACGTTGTCCCTATAGCTGAAGCACTGGATGGACCTCGGGCCCAGCGTGTACATGAAGGACCCGTTGGAACAAAGTGCCGTTATGTTGTCCGGATTCCATTCCGCATAAGTTATGAAGCCGTACCCGTTGTACTCTCCGCTAGGGTCGGCATAGAAGATGTCGTAGATGATTTCGTCGTTGTCGTCCGTGGTCTCGAACGGGTACTGGATGGAAGTGTAGAAGGCATCCGTACCCGCGTCGTTACAGATAAGGTAACCGTACAGATAAGCTAAGTGCGTTGGCCTTATCTTGTCCGTATGCGTCTCGTCACCGACACGGGTAGGCAACTGGATGCTTCGCCAGTCCTGGGCCATGTAGGAATCCGGGAGCGTGGTGTCCACCGCGAAAATCGAGGCGCCGTCTGCGACTACGAGGTGCGGGTGTGCGCTTCCTTCGCCACCTGTTTCAGCGAAGTGGACAGGCTCGCTCAATGCGTTCGATACTTGCCCGATGCGCCTTGCAACAAACCCGCCTGAAGTTTCCCGGATGACGTAGACGCTGGAACCGAAGCACCCGAAGAGCACCGGCTGCCCGTTCACGTCGCGGGATGCACGGAAGAGGCCACGGCACGGCCCTTCACCCACATGCACCGCGAGGCTCTGCCCCTTGATGGAGAGGAGAACCTTGTCCGTAATGGACTGCTCGGAGTCCACCGTTTCAGGATACAAGTTCTTCGTGTAGGACTGGGAAACCTTGCTTATTTCATGGCGATGTATGCCACCGACGATGTTTTGGATCAGTCTCTGTGCCATGGCCCGCCCCCTAGTAGCTGATGAACTCGCCGGAGATGAAGTCGGTCATGCCCTTGCCTGCGGTCCTGCGGTAGTTGCGGGACACGTACTTGATGGCCCTGGTGTTGACCTTTACCGTGTTGACCATGCCCTTCAGCTCCTCCTTGAGGATGGTCACCTGCTCGGTGCTGAGGCGCGGGAAAGTTTCTGCGAGCCTTACAGTGAGCGCGAGGGTAAACAGCTCCACATATTCCTCCGGGATTCGGAGGGTGTCGTCGAGGCCGATTTCCCAGCGCTTGTTGTAGATGACCTTGACTTCCGCGTTCTGGTCAGCGAGCAGCTTCGTCTTCACTACGGCCTGGAGGTCGTTGATCGGCTGGAACGTGAACACGCCGGAGGTTACCGGGTACTGGTCGAAGTCCTCCCAGCTCGTAAGCTTCAGGTCAATCCAGGTGCCCATGTTGTGCGGGTCCCTCGGGCGCCAGTACATCCTCGTCACCTTGCCCAGCAGGGGCGCATCCATGTCCACGGGGAGATATGTCCCCTCGGGCGCACTTGCGTCAACTGAGCCTATGACAAACTCGTTTTTGTCGAGGTCGTGGTCGCATTCCGCGACCAGGAACTGCAAGAGGTTGTCCTTTGAATACTGTGCCGCAATGCCGCGCAAAAGGCGGAACGAGGTCTCCACCATGTCGGCTGGCGGGCTCTGGCGCCTCGATACGAGGTTGCTTCTGTTGAGGGCTTCTGTAATGATTGAACGGGTCGTGACCATGTTGGCCTCCTGGGGAGAAATTAGGGCATGTGTTTCAGGGGCAAGAAAAAGGGCCCCCGAAGGGGCCCCAGGTTATCCAGGAAATACTGGGCAGGCTTACTTGACCTTGCAGAGGATCAAGCTCTGGGCGCGGTTTTCGACAGTACCTGCAAGCGTGAAGGTGTCGAAACGGGTATCGTTGACCATGTTGTCGATGTCGATTCTGCGGTTCTGGAAGACCGTGATGCCTTCGACGGAGCCCTGCTTGGAATCTGCGTTGGACACGCTGATCTTCGGGAGGGTGGAGAACTGGTAGGCGCCGTTTGCACGCATCACACCGACGAGGTAAAGACCTTCTGCCGGGCAGGTTACCGGTGTGGAAGTCGTGACAGTCTTGCTGTCGCCAGTCCACACAACACCTTCGCCGTCTTCCATGGCGGCGGTACGTGTACCGCCAACCTTCACGTCGACCTTGTTGACCTTGATGTCCACGTAGGTGGCAGAGGAGGCAACATCGGCGTCTTCGATGGCGATAAATGCGTACGGTTTGTCCGTTTCATCGCCAATGAGGTCGGTGGCGACAATGCCTTCGACGAAGAACGGCGTTCCTGCCTTGACCTTCGTTGCAGCGGCAGCAGCAGTGCCGAAAGTGACACGGAGAGTGTCGTAGTTGTCGCCTGCGGTGAACGAAGCGAACACAGCACCATCCATGGCGTCAGCGAGAGCCTTGGAAACACGGACAGACTTGAGGAAGCGCTGTGCGCGGTAGTCTGCGCCGTGGAATTCCCCAATCAAACCCTGACGGTACATGGCAGGAGCCTGGACGGGCACGAACTGGGCGCCCTTTGATGTGACGACACTTTGGATGTCAGGATTGACCCATGCATAGAGCGGTTCGTCCGTGATGGACTGGAGGTGGCCGGAAGCGAGAGCGAGAGGTTCAAAGGAACCGAGTTCGCCGACGAATGCCGTAGTGGACTTCGGAACGTCCTTGTTGATGGACTTCTTCAAGGCGCCCTGGATAAGAGCCTTACCGTCAATTTCGGCAACTTCCTTGTCAAACTGAAGATCAGTCACTTCTTCGACTGCATCAGTCTTGACGTAGATGTGCCACGGTTCGATGGCGAGCTTGACTTCGCGTTCCTCGACAGTCTTGCGGGCAGACGGGTCAGAGGCGAGAGCGTTCACGACCTGGCCACGGTCACGGATAACGAAACCGTATTCCTTGCCGTTGCGCTTGTCGACGAGCTGGTCAGCGCCGATGAAATCCTTACTCCCCACGGTAAAATAACTGGCTACCTGGGCCGCCCTCAAGGCCATAAGCTCAGTTTTATAGTTGGTTGCAATCGTATTGCTGGAAGTGATAGGCATGATATTTTCTCCTTCTTGATGCCTTGTGCTGGTTTGCGACTAGTACGAGTACGAGTGTTCTTCTAGGTACCGGTTCCAGTCACGTTGAGTTGTTGTACCCGAGACGCCTGGGCTTGCGACCTGGCTGCCCACGATGGGCAATGCAGGCTTGGCCTGTCCCGGCTTTTGTTCCCCAGCATGTTCCGTCCTTGCACCCGTGCCACCGATCCTGCGCTGCAGCATGAGCCTGTTTTCAAGCTGCTGCAGGGCGAACAACTTGCGCGTCGGGTTCTGCTTCTCCACGATGGAGCGGAGCGTATCCGGGTTGCGCATGAGTGTCGCAATCATCACGGGCTGGATGTCGGAATCCCCGATAAACGAATCAATGGTGCCGTCGTCGTACTCGTTGAGAAATTCCCGGAACTTCTGTCCCCCGTTGCGGAGGAGTGTCCAGTAACGTTCCTTTTCCTCGTCCGACTTGTAGCATTCGCTCACCTGGCGTTCGTGGCGCTCGCTGGCTTCACGCATGCGGTCGTCGTTGACCATCCGGTCACGGTCGCGCTTGAGGGAATCCAGTTCGTCCTGCTCGTTCTTCAAAGCGAACTTGTGGTCTATGTAGGACTTTACGTCGTTGGGGTCGAAATCCTTCTGTTCGAGCGCACCATACTTCTTCAGCTTCTCTTCCAGTTCGGCGATGCGCCTGTCCCTGGCCTCGATTTCGGCCTTGTGGCGCTTCTTTTCCCTGGTGAAGGCATGGTTGATCTGCTCTTGCTTGGAGGGTTTCTGTCTTGGCTGATTCTGTTCAGCCTTGGTCTCGGCTTCCTCGGTCTTCGGAGGTTCGCGGCCTTCGTCCACCTTGTTGTCCGGCACAGCGGCATTGGCCTTGTCGGCCTGTTCAGCACCTGTCCCCGCCGTGGACTGGTTGCTGTCTTCGGTCGCTGCAGGCTGTTCGGGTTGCGGGGCCGCTTCGCCATGCATCTTCTTCAGAAATTCGAGGGCTTCATTTGAGTCCATATTGCTTCCGTGAAACTTTTATTCCCCGCCACGTTCGGGGGCTTTCAAAATGAAATTAGTGGGGGCCTTGCGGCCCTCACTCTGTAAATTAGGGGTGCGTGCTATTTCGTCAAATATGTGTGGTTCTTGCCCCAGAATCCGGTCCAGGAGTTGACACTGCGCCCGATGGAATCGGACGTGACCAGCTGTGCCAAAATGCGCGATGCCTCCACGGGGTCCTTGCTGCCCTCGTACTGGTATTCCTTGCCAGGGTTAGATCCGAAGGTGATGTAGATGTCCCCGTCGTCGCCTATGCGGGCCCTCTTGACACAGGATGAGGACGGCGTAACGGGCAGACGCGGGTCATGGTCGTTCCACCAGTGCGTAAGCTTCTCTTCCTCCTTGACGCCCAGGCGTACGGCTCGTTCCGGGTTGTCCGCGAACCTCTTGTCCTTCAGATACTTGTCGAGGGCTGCATCATGCTCTTCCTGCGTCTGCCTGATGAACGCGGAGTGGTTTTCCGGTGTGTCCACGTACAACGCGTTGTTCTGTGCGGGACCCGGTACGAATACGATGCCCGCGTCGAAGTTGATGGGATCACTGCGCTTGAGGGCCGCTAGGTCTATTGCAGCGCTGATGGTGTCGGCTGGCTTGTGCTCAATGGCAGGGCGCCCGTTTACCCTCGCGGGAATACCCTGCACCTCGTCCCATGATAGTCCCTGGTGCAGGGCGGAACCGAACATGAGCCCGCCGAGCTGCCTGATGATTGCAAGCTGTTCTGCTGAAAGTGCCATAGGCTATACCCCCATCATGGAGTTGGTTTCGTCGATGGTCTGCTCCATGCGGTCCTGGGCCTCCATGGCGACCTTCTGCTCCTCGAGGTCCAGCTTGCCCTGGTCGATGGATGCAGAGCCCTGCGCCTTCGCAACTTCGAGCTGGAAGTCCCTCTGCTTCTGCTGGTCTTCAAGGAGGGCCTTGTTCCAGTCGAGGGTCCGCTGTTCACGCTTGTTGCCGAGCTCCTGCATTGCCGATTCGAGCTTCTGCTGCAAGTCCTCGATCTGTGCGTTCTTTTCCTCGAGGGCCTCCATGGCCTGGTCGGCAATAGCCTTCATCTGCTTAATCTCGTGGATCGCGTATGCGTCGAGGTCGCTGTTGCTTACAAGCTTGATGCTCGGGTCCATGTTCGCCACGATGTCCTTACTCAAGCTCTTGGCGTCGTCGGTGGTCAACGTGTCCGCGTAATATTTTGCGATGATTGGCTGGAACTCGGGCGGAAGCATGCCCGCGATGACCTGCAGTTCCTGGCGGCGCTTCATGTTCGCCGTGATCACGTCGGGCCCTGCCTGTAAAGAAAACTTTACAAGCTTGCCGTTATTGAGCAGCTGGATGACAATGGACCATACGGCCCTCATGGCCTCGTAGGCATGGTTGTACAGCTGGGCCACGTTGTTCTCGCGATTGGCGCTCTGTTCCAGGATGGCAGTGGCCGTGGCCTGTGCGGCCACCTGGTCGATGCCTGTCACCGGGATGCCGAGTACTTCGGCCATGAGTTCACGGACCGTTTCCAGGATGGCCTTGAGGTCGCCTGTTTCAAATGCTTCCTTGAGCTGGATGGGGACTGCACCCTCGACCGGGTTGTAGATGAGTGCAAGGGCGTCGTCCTCGCAGCATCTTTGCAGGTAGTCTTCCAGGCCGTCCATGGCGCCTGCCGGGTACATGAAGTTCGCCTTCGGGGAGCGGTTCATGCGGTCGAGCATGGTGGAGTACGCGAGGTTCAGGCCGAGCTGCAACGGGAAGGTTTTCGTAACGATGCCGATGTAGTCGATATTGCCCGCCTTGTTGACCTCGTAGGCCGCGAACCGAACTATGGGGATGATTGAGCATGGCAGGGTCGCATGTTCCACAACAAGGTCACCGCACAGCTTGTACATCTCGACCTGGCCCGCCTTGTTCTTTTCGTAGTAGGTCACGATGGGGACGCTCTTGACCGGGTGGGTCTTCCACTGGTCCCCGATGTCGAACAGGGCCGGGAGGGTGTGCGGGTAGTTCATCGGGAGCACATTGTCCCCGTAGAGCCTTTTCGCCTTGCGCTCGTTTATCCAGTTGACAATAGCCCCGGCCTCGGCATCCCTTGCGGAGGCCCTGGTCACGCACGGATCAAGTGCGACTGCGGAAGGGTCCTTGATGCATTCGGGGATGATTTTCGGCTCCCCGGTAATCTCGTCGGCCACGGTGGTCACTACGATAAAGTTTGCGCCGATGTCGGAAGCCTTGCGGAAGCATTCGACAAATGCGTTCTTGGAGTCCTCCTCGGACTCGATGGCGTTGATGCCGTCCTGTATCTCGGTGTAGCTCGCCTGGTCCTCCAGCTGGGCATGCCATGGACTAGAAGAGAGCGGGGATGCGATTGCAGAATCAAAGACGCCCCACTGCGACAAATGTTCACAGCGGCGCTTCCCGCGCTTCCATTCCTTCTTCAGCTCGTCGGTCCAGAAGTCGCCGGAGTACATCCGGTCGTCGTCTACGCGGCGCTTTACCGCCGTTGAAAAATATTCGCTGGATTCCTTTAAAAAGTCTACGACCTTGTTTGTCAGGTCAAGGTCTCGCCTGGGGTACTCGTTGGCCATCGTGCCTCCTCTTCTTTGAGGAAATTAGGCCCTCTAGTACCCTGCAGCCCTCATCATGCGCTGTGCGACGGACTTCGGGTCTATGATGCGGGACTTGACTTCGCCTTCGGACATCATCCTGGCCCTCACTGCCAACAGGCACGAATCAAGGGCATCTGGTGATCGGCCTATTGCCTTCTTGATGTCCTCTTTGGGGAACATCGCGGTCCTGCCCTGCGGGTTGATGAAGTAGAGGGCGTACCTGGCCTCCTCGCGTATCTTGGCTCCGTCGTCCGTGGTGGGCATGTAGAAGTGGCTCTCCTCGAGTGCCTTCCTTAGCCCAAAGTGGAGCTCGGTGCGCAGGTTGTTGAACCTGTCCTGGGAGGATGCCGAGGCAAAGTTCACCGCCTCCTCGTTGCGAACTGAAGACTTGGTGTAGTCAAACAGGCCTGAACCGAAGCCGCCAGTGCAGTCGATGCAGCACCCGGCCACGACGTACTTGCGGTTGATTTCGAGCAGGTCGCTGACTAGCTTCTGTGTCTCTGCATGGTGAAAACGCCTGGACTCCAGATACCCGTACTCGTCGATGACCACGAACACGGAGTCGTCGCGTCCCTGGCCCGCAAGGTCGCATCCTACCCATACAGGTGCATACGGGTCGTGCTTGGGCCTGTCGATGCAGAAGAGCCTGTCGTCGATTGCGGCATTGGCTGAACGGCTGTCGACGATTTTTCCGAGGATCTGCTGGTCATACAGCTGGGTGCCTGGAGGATAGCGCTCAAGGAGGTCCTTCTTAAACTCCGCGCTCGTGTAGATGTTGTCTAGTGCAGACGCGTTGATTATGGCGCCCGGGTGCTTGCCGCACAGGTCGATGAACCATGCGTGACTCGGGCTGAAGCTGTCCGGGCTCGTGAACAGGCGAATCTTGGGGAGATCGACATTGCGTCCACGGAGACGGTCGCAGCCCCAGTTGTAGAGGTTTTCGTCGAGGTAGCCCGATTCGTCAAGGACGAGCCCGTGGCATTCACTAAGGCCCAAAATGGCCGACGGGTTCTCGCTCGTCGCGCCGTAACAGATGCCGTCGCCTACCTGGATCTCCTTCTCCGTCTTACGGTACTCGAACGGCACGTTCCATTCTGACAGGCGCTTCCTTACCTCGCCAAAGAGCACGCGGTTAAGGGCCGTGAAGTTCTGTGCGCCTGCGATTATTCTCTTCTGCTGGCAAAGCTCCTTGGCGATGTAGACCGAGGCAGCATAGGACTTGCCGCTGGACTAGGAAACCCCGCAGCAAGCGATGAGAAGCTTCTCATCATCACGCTGAAGCATCTCCATCTGGAAAGGCATCAGTTCTACCTGCATACGGGGCATTCTCCTGGCCTGTGCCACCTGCGGTGGCCATCGGGGCAGCTGTGGTAAGTTTCGCCCATGGCGTAATGCCTTGTGGCATAATGGCGGGCATTGGCAATCTTGCGGTCCCTGAACCCGTTGTGGTTGCACGAGTAGGCCAGGCGGTCGCGTTCGGTTGTCTTGAGACAGAGTTCCGGGTTGACCCCAAGCTTGCTGTAGAGTTCAATGACAAGCCCGGTGTTGCGGTTCTGTTCCTTGCGGGTTGCCCATCTAAGGTTGCTTGGTAGGTTGTTTGTCCTGTCGCGGTCTATATGGTCAACCGTGGGCTTGTTGTCGTCGTTAGGGACAAATGCCTCCGCGACGGCGATGTGGACCAGCCTGGATCGTTTCGGCTTTCCCGGGGCAGGGGCACAAGTAAACTCCAGGTAGCCGTCCTTCCGGTGCTTGAGGCTGCACTCCACCATGTAATGCTCGTTTGGTCTTCCTGGCCTGAAGACCCTCCCGTCATCGGTGACCCACCGCCCATACTTTTCCATCCATACGGCCTTGGGCATTATGCGTCCTCCTTCTTCTTGGGGAGGACGAACTCGATGGAGCCCGTGAGCTTCGTGTTATTTTCGTTCTTGGAATCGACGGACATCTTCTGCACCGCGTCCTCACTGGAGGCAAAGTCGAGCCCCGTGAGCTTCAGTGCCTTCTCGATGATGGACATGCGTTCGGCATCCTTCGCCTTGAGGGCCTTTATGAACATCTGGTCGATGCCCTCTTCTATCGCGGCCTGCAGAATCTGGGCCCGCATCTTGGTACGCAGGTTTCTTGCGTTCACAGAGGCCTTCTGGGCCTCTTTTGCCGTCACAGGGGTAAATGCTATACCCGGTACTTTTTTCGGCTTCAAAGCGCCATTATCTGCGCTATCTCTTGTTGCTGGCATAAACACCTCCATGAGACTTTTATTCCGCGCCACGTTCGCGGCCAAGGGACTTACTTGTACCACCTGCTCACGTCGAAAAGGCCCTGCTTCTGCTTTTCGAGGATTTTGCCCAGGAGGTCGATTATCTTTTCCAGGTTGGCATTGAGCAGGCGCACCTGGATGTCCTCAGGCAACTGTGGGACCTCGGGTGCATGGTGCTCACTTGAACACTTAGTCTTCGTAGTCTTCGCCGCCATCGTCTTCTTCTCCGTACGGATTGCTGAAGTCGTCGCCTTCCTGTTCCTGCGGGGTGCCAGAGATTTCGAGGATGGCCTGGTCGATCCGGTCGAGGTCGCCCTGCTCGAACTGGTACTTTTCGGCGAGCTGGTTGATGAGGTCAATAAGCTTTTCCATTGCGTCTGCTCCTTGCTGAAAGGGGGCGCCCGGAAGGAAACGAAAATGAAAAAAAGAACCAGGCGCCCCTTTGGTTGTAAATTAGTGCAGAATGGCAACGCGGGTGTGAACCAACCGTCTGCAAGCCCCGGAAAATCTATAGGGGGCTGCAATCTTTTTGTTGCCAAAAGAAATATTATAAGCTATATTCGGTTATGTAATAGTTTTCAGTATGCGAAGTGGAGAGCGCGAATGAAACAAGGTTTTACCCATCACGGGCTCGTGGTTCCATCTCTCCACAATTCGGGAACCACGGGCCCGTTTCCTTATTTGGAGAGATATGGAAGAAGATGAACTTACAATACCGGAACTTGAGGAGGTGGACACGTACTGCGAGTGCCTGCAATACGTCCGCACCACCCATACGAGCAAGGAAGCCGCAAGGGAAAACAAGATGGAGGCATGCAAGGTCGGGAACTGGTCCAGCCATGCATTCTTCTTCAACGAGCTCGTAAAGCTGCACCGGGAAGGCATCACCGTGCGCAGGGTACCCCCGATGCAGGGGGAGCCGTGGTCCACCAGATTCCTATTCCTCGACATAGACAACAAGGCACAGGATGGCCACGATGCCCCGAACGTAACGGCGGATGAACTTGAAAAGGCACTGCCGTCCATGGGCTACCCGGCCACAGGCTACACCCAGTCAACCTCGCGCAAGGAGTTCAGATGGCACATCCTCCTGTTCCTGGAAAAGCCGGTGCGTACCGGGGATGAATATGACAAGGCCAGGGACGAAGCCGACAGGAGGCTCAGGAAGGCGGTTTCCGGGCTCCGTGGGACCAAATCCATGCCAGCCCTGGCTGACCCAAAGGTCAAGTGGCAATCGTGCCTCTACGGCCCGTTCCAGGCCGAAGAGCGACCGATAGTGCTAAAGGACCCGGTGTACATGGACGGGAAGATTGTATGGGCGGACGACTCAAAGCACGGCGAGCGTACATTCTCGGACCCAACTATACATGCAAAGCCGTACCTGGAGGCAGGGTACTTCAAGGATTGCTACGTCCCGCTCACTTCATCGAAGTTCTGCAAGTGGCTGCACCGGGAAGGCCTGGCGTCGGTCGAGCGCATAGACGACATGGAATATGACTTCCCGTGCAACGGGATCCTGCCGTATGTCCGCAAGGGAGCATCCAAGGCGACCGGGCAGATAACGGAAGGCGAGCGCCACGACAGGATAAGCGTATTCATGCTGAAGATGTACGCCCAGGCAAGGGCATGCAACCTGTACCTGGACGAGCACGGGTTCGGCAGCAGGAAGTTTACCGAACTGGAAATCATCAACTCCTTCAGGCATTACGTGGACCGTGCCTTTGAAACAGTTGGCGGATATAACCTCGACGGCCACGTGACGGAACTCAGGCGCCTCATGGAGAAATACAGGGACATGGGCGACAGGGAATATCTCGAAGAGGTCTCCAAGTTCTCCACAGGGCGCCACATGTTCAAGACCAGGGCCTACACGTCATCCACGGCATGTAAGATAATTGAAAGCTTCAGCAATGCGGATGGAGAAGTGGAGTTCGAGTCCGTCGCATTCCGCGATTCCTACCTCAAGGACCAGCGCATAAGCCTGCCTACCGTACGGAAGGTCGCCGCTGCACGTGGACTGAAGGTAAGGTGCACGAGGAAGTCTGGAGGTGGCGGGAACCGAACTGGTGCAGGGAGGAAACCGGTTGTCACATGGGAGTCACTCGTGACCAAGGGAACAGTCGCCGGAGGCGTGTTCCATTATGTCGGAAAGTTGACCCCGAGTGAGAAAAAGTTTCTTCAAAGAAATGGAATGAAAATGAAAAAGAAAAACGTGGACAAATCAAAAAAATAAAAATTCCCAAGTTTTCCTTCTCCTATTGGATTACGATTTTTCCGATTTTGATTTGTCCACGTTTTTACCCTCCTATACATTTTTCCGATTTTGATTTGTCCACGTTTTTACCCAAAACTCAACATACAGGAAAATTTTATGAAAAAGGCATACGAAACTGCATTAAACCTTCCCGAACTAACAAAGGGACCAGTAGGTGAAATAGACCTCGACTGGCCACTGAACGCTGAAGTCATCGGCTTCATCGACGAAGGACCGTCCATCCGCATCGTCTACAACGTGCACACGACCAAGGACGGGGATGTCATCTTCGAGGATCGGCTTTGGGACCCGGACTACAAGCCTGCAAAGGAGGTGCCGTGGCACTTCCTCCCTGCGAATTTGAAATCTGCCATATCCAATGCAAAGACCAGGGGTAAGGAACGCATGGCCCTGTGGTCAAGCATTCTTAAAATGGGGCCAAAGGATGCCTATGCGGCAATGAAGTCCGGCGATGCGCTTGCGGACAGCACTATACATCTTGCAGTGATTATAAAGTCCGGCAGTGAAGGCCGGCAGTATATCAAAATCGTCTCATCCAGGGTGCTGTACGGTGAACTCCCTCGCATGCCGATAAAGAACTTCGGCGTACCGGAACTCTGCGAATGGTATTCCGGAGCCTGCTGGTATTCCGAAGTCTGCGAATGGTATTCGGAGTGGTGCCGCATTTCCCCAAATGACCCGGCACCCGTGCTGAACGACTGGCTTATTGGTCTAAACAAGCGCAACCAGAACGCGATGAAGGAGTCGCTCCCGACCAGGCCCGGGGAACGAGTCGCCTCGATGATATAGCCTTTCTACCAAAAATAGGTGCTTTTTTGCTACCAAAAATAGGTGCCGTCTACCAAAAATAGGTGCCGTCTACCAAAAATAGGTGCCGCCCATCTTAAGAGGCAACTTTGGCACCTTGCTGGTACCACCATGTTCATGGACCAGTTGCCGAGCAAGTAAGAGGGTAAGAAAACCCCCCACACGCTACGCTCGGAGGTGGGGGGACCGGGGGGCGCTGCCCCCTGTAAGCCTTCCTTTTGAGTTAAATAGAGCCATTGCCGCGCAGTGGTCACATAAAAAGTTCACAAATTCCATATAAGCCTCCCCTGCATGATTAAAAACATGTTGACATGCGCACGACGATTTGCTATATTCATGACATGAACAAACCATTCAACATAAATTGCAGAATCAACGAAAAGTACAAGGACCTGGTTGCCTTCCTTAAGCTACAGGAGGGCGGGATCACCGGGTACATCGAAAAGCACTTCGAGCAGGACCTCGCCACCATGACCGACGAGGACTGGGCCGTGCTCAAATCCGTCCGCCGCATGACGCCCAGGTAGCCGTGTTCCAGGGTGTCCCGTTATCCGGGGACCTGGGGAAACATCGTAACTGGCGAAAACAATCCAAAAACGACGTTTTCAAATGTAAATTTCTTTTTACTAAAAATTACGTGTTGACGTATTGACAAGCCGAGAAGAAAGTGCTATATTTGATTTCGTCAAGCCGAAAGTCGTATCGACATGCGAATTTCGTCAACACATCAACACATACATAACAAAAGGAGACACTATGAAAAACATTGCAATCAAGGTAATCATTGTAACCCTAATGCTCGTTGCCGCAACCATGGCAAAGAGCGCCTATTACGAACGTTGCACCTACAGATCCGCTTCCGGGAGCCTGGTCATTGTTTCCTCCGAGTGGCATGACGGCATGGCCCGTGGCGAGATTGTTGAATGGCTGCCCAATGCCTACGGTAGTTCGCTTGTTGGCATCCTCGCTGCCGTGCATGAAGAAAAGATTTTTTCCGGTGGGGAAATCATAAAAACAACAAGCATTAGAATTTCAGATGATCCAAAGATTACCCGTACATTGTACCCGGTTAAAATGACCGAGAAGCAATACAAGAAATCCCTTGTAAAGCGCGGCGACGGAAATTGCCTTGATGTAATGATCGGAGAACGACTCACCGATTATGTAGAAATCCCTAGAAACTAAACAACAAAGGAGAACAGGAAATGAAGTACATCCACATCCACGTAGCAAGAATTTGCCGCGCAATAAACGAATACCTCGGCGCCCATGGACACGCCCTCCCTGCATACGGCGACGAGAGCCAACGCTCCATCGCCTCTACCGTCCGCGATCTGCTTGAGGAAGAGACCGTCCTATCCGACATGCTCGAAGACCAGTACTATGGCGTCACCAGGTCCTTCGGCTGCCCGTACTCGGTAGAGGAGGCGCTTATACTCGGCAGCACAGGATTCAACCCGGAACCCCTTGAGCTCTACCTGGCCAAGCAATGCACCCTCGATGCCGCTATCGAGACCTGCTTCGCGCAGACCTTCTACGATGCCCTCCGCGACCAGTACGGGGCGGAGGAAGAAGATCAGGAACCGGAACTGGAACTGGAACTCGCGAAGAACTAGTGTAAACACAATTTTACACATTTTGCTTGACACGCGCAAATTGTTTAGCTACATTCACACCAGCAGCCGCGATTAAGTTGTTTCTTTCTTAGCCTTCATAAGCCTGTATCGCGGCACCAGGGGTCCCCGAGGCCCCAAAAGTTTCAAAAACAGGCAGGAAACGCCTGGGGCCGGAAGGACCGAAGATGCCACTAGCAGATAAAGTAGATATTTTTAGCAGATAAACTAGATAGACCAGCAGTTACCTAGCAGATAAACTAGACATTAGCAGTTATCCTTAGTTACTTAGCAGATAAAGTAGTTACCTAGCAGATAAACTAGATACCCAGCAGATAAAGTAGATGCTTATAACCATCAGCCGTTGCCATTTCTTGCATGTTGGCAAAGGAACAGCTATGCCTCAACTTTATTTTGATACAAAAACTTTCTCGGGCGCAGCGGTGCGCACAGACGAGGAAGCAAGGCGCCATGCACGCATCATGCATGAGGCCCGCAACATCTGCAGAATGAACACCCTCTCACCAGAGGAGAAGCAGGCTGCATATAAACTGTTGCTGGCAGAAGGGTAACTTCATAACAAAGGAAAATGAAATGAACAAGGCGTTTCTGGCATTCGCCTCTATGATTGTAACTGGCTTTATTCTCAAAAGCTACAAGAAGCTGAAAGAGAAGCCCGTCACCAAGGAAGAACTTTATCGTACCATGAAGGCAGAGGCCCTCAAGCGCAATCGTGACCTCAATGGCCACATTCGCCAGAAATATCTCTCCGACATCCCTCCATCGAAAGACCTTATGGACTCGATGGCCATGGCGTCAGATGGTTGCGCAATGATGGGGGTTGGCCGATGAACGAGTTGATCAAGGAAGAACTCTGTGGCAACGGCAGCATCGTGAAGACAGTCCATGCCGACTGGGAAGAACTTGTTAAAATTGTGCACCATGCGTTCGCCTACGGACTTCAGTGCAACGACATGACCCACGGGGAAGTGATGGACGATATTGCATTTGCCCTGGACAAGTTTGCAAAGAACTACGGTTTGCCCGAGCATGACTGGGAGGCTGAATATGAAGACCTCTATGGAGATGACTGATTTCGACCGTTTGTGCCTAGAACGCATCCCTCCAGACAAGCTCAGGGAATTCCACGAGAGGGCAGTCGCTGACACGAAGAGGATTTTCGAGGGCGACCGGGAATTGATGCTCCCCAAGGGATTCTGTTCCCACTGTGCGACGAATGCACTCATCACGCCGCTCATCTTCGACTGTGCGACGAATGCACTCATCACGCCGCTCATCTTCGACATAGAACGTGGGGAGACCTGGTGCGCCTCGTGCTGGCTTAAAAAGAAGGAACAGGACTACTGTTTCGACTATATCATCAACACCCGGCCCAAGCTCGACTACGAAGACTTTATCAGGTTGTGAGGTGGTATGGATAACTTAATACCAATCAAGCTTGATTTCTCGGAGGTTGACGGGCTACCCAGTACCCTCATACGTCAGCCCGTCAACCCCTCGCTTGCACTTGCGACCAAGTTCGAGCGCTCCATGTTCACATACATGCGCAACATGCGCATAGCGACCATATACACATGGCACGACTTTGCGTGTGACGGTTCGAATGCGCGATGGGAGTGGCATTTTGACTACGTGCGCCCCGAGGGGCACGAGTGCAACTGCTACGACTTTCATAAATTGCTCGACCTGAGCGACGAGGAATTTGATCAGCTGCCATGCAACGGCAACAAGGACGTTGTTCGCGCATGGCGGGAGGCCTTGCGATGACCAGTGAAGAAGAAAGACTGTATTTGGCAGAACTCTGCCTGGAAGCTGCCCGGTGGCGCGTGGACCGCGATGACCCCTGTTGCGCCCTGGAGCTCGAAGTGCGCGACCGTTTGCGTAGGCTGAGCGGCATTGAAACAACGGACGCCGAAGGCACAATACATGGCGATCCGGTGGTCAACCCGGTCCTCACGGATGAAGACTACAGGGCCCTTGAAGCCGCCAGGTTAAATGAGCACCTGGCCAGTCCCAAGAAAGTAGATGAAGTAAGAAAGGCATGGGAGCAGCGCCGTGTGCGTTGTAGCGAGAACGGAAAGCTCGTATGGCGAGATAGGGAGCTGTGCCATCAGGAGCCAATGTTCCCGGGCAACCCGCTGTCCAAGAAGTTCAAGTGGGTCTACGACGGCCCGAGGGATTCCGAATAAATTTGCGCAGCCGGGGACGGGAATGGTACTCTCTTCGCGTCTTAGAGCAGGGCTCGAAACCCTGCACGTCCCTGGCAATTTGTTTTTGCTCATATTCATTGTTCCTTATATTTCAAGGTGCATCGGGTAACCTGTGCGCCTTTTCCGACTAAAGTAACCCGTTGTTCACGATTTTAAGCGTGCAGTCGTTACGGGCGATTGCCGTTACTGCGCGTTCAGCATCGCGGGAATCCGTTATCGTGTCGTTGCACCTGCCACCGCCAACCAAAATGCAGCCGCGTGAATCGGAGGCCCGGTTTCCGGCGTGGATCCTGAACCCGCGCAGCTTCTTGATCTTGTCGTTGAAAATCAACGGGAGGTCACGGCCAAACGATGGCGACTTGTTGACTACGAGGCTGTATTCCCCATATGGCAAAAGTTTGTCCTTGTTCTCCAGTGTGTGGCAAATCATGACGCCACCGACAAGCAGTGTGCCCATGACGGCATCGTCCACTATTGAATCCCGTATCAGAATCATCTGTACCTTCTCCTTTGCCCCGGTTGCATACTGGCACCCAAGCAGGTAGTCCAGGGCGTTCCTGTTCACTTCAATCCCGGTAGCATCGCAGGCCTCCAGGTACTCCCAGTAGCTGTCCGCAAATTCTCTCTTCAGGAAATTGCCGTGCTCGGACTTCCGCATCCAGGCGTCGAGGTTCTCCATCGCCGCATAGGAGCTCCCGGACCCCTGGGACAGGTAGTTCACCGGGCATGCGGTGTCAATGAGGTCCATGCGCGCCTCGGGCGCCAGGCGGTCCACGTTGTCAATTCCCTTCCTCACGTCCTGTAAGAAATATTTAAGCTTGAACTGGAAGACAGAGAGGACGCAGGAGGCGCAGTTGGCATAGAAGGACACGTCATGGCAATAGGTGTGCCTCCTTACCTTGGAGTCCAGGAACTGCTGGACCGAGGCTGCAATTACCTCGTTGCACAGCTCGTTCCATTCGTCTGCAGAGAGCCTTAACTTGCCCGCATGCTTCTTCCTCATGGCCAGCGTGGCCACCCTGCACGCGTCGAACAGGTTCTCCATGGCGGACTTGCTTGGATTTATTAGCCACCGCATAGAGACCTCGCACGCCTAAGGTCCAGCTTGTCCTCCGGGAGCAGGTCTTCCCACCTTGTAATGGGCTCGAATTCGCCTGCAAGGAACCGGGCGTTGTCCTTCTCCATCCGGTCATATATGCCGCCCAGGAAGTACTCGGAGTCCTCCACGGCCTTGAATGCCTCTTCCGCCTCCTGCATCGTGTCGCACCAGCCCACTATCGTCTTCAGGGCCGGGATGACCACGGATTCCGCCGTAACGGCGTAGCGCCCCGCTATCTTGACGGGCATGAGGCGCCTCCTTATCCCCATTAGCCAGTGGCCCACTATGAGGCCATATATGACAAGCTTTACATTCTCCATGCGGTAAAACTATGTCAAAAAGGGCCCCCGTGGGGGCCCTGGTCCACGGAGGAAACCGTGGCGCTGCGATTGCTTAATTTAGGAGAGCGTTACCCATGCGAGGGTTCCGTCGGCCTGGACCTGCAGCACCTTGCCCGAATCGGCGGACGTGTATGACGGGAGAGGGTGCTCCACGTACACGCTGTTTGGGGTATTGAAAGTCCCTGTCATCGTGCCGGACGTGAAGCTGTTGCTGCTTACGTTATTGGCAAATGCAATCTTCCACGTGCTACCTGAACCCGCTATGAAGCGGAAACAGTAGTTTTCCGGGTTGGCCTCTACCTGCGACCATGTGATAGTCGACAGCGAAGTGTTCACGTCGTTAAGGTCAACGCTGTAGTTGCCTGCCGGGACTTGGGGATTGTCGAGCGAATACTGTCCCGGGAGCTGCGTGAGGACGAGACGGTCGGTGTAGTCCGCCATGTCATTGTGGTCCTTCCCGCAGATTGCAAAATATCCATTGAGCAGGAACTGCGTCGAGGTGTCGGCAAAGTTCCACTGTGCAATGCCGAGGTCAGCAACGTAAACTGTAACCGGGCCTGCATTCAGTGCGGCACAATAGTCCTGGGACATCAATGTCAACGAGGTGCCGACTCTAAAGCCTGGGTATAATATGGTGCCGGTCATGTTCACCGTTCGCGTGGATGCCGAGTTGCCGATGGCAAGACCTGCACCCGCATTCACGTTGAACGCATTGCCTGCGAGGGAGAGGCCGTCCCCTGCGTTGTAGCTTGGAGCATTCGCCCAATTTGGAACACCAAATGAATTGACGGTAAGCACCTTGTTTTCGTCTGCGGAAGTGGATGCCGGGAGCTGGTCCACAGCCACAAGTTCCTTCACGGCAGGATTTTCGGTGTAGTAGTCCGCGGTGTTCACCAGATTCCCGG